GTGGCATGAAGTTGTTCTGTGCAGGAGTTGGTGATGACCACCCTGACTTTACTAATGCTTCAAGAGCCATTAAGAGCAAAGAAGCAGATAAGTGTGCCGCAAATGGTGTTACACCTTTAGAAATGAAAGTAGGATATGATGGTATCGTATTTGCTAATTCTAAAGAAGGTGCTACTTTTGAAGTGACTCCATTGGATTTGTATTTGGCTCTTGCTAAAGACATTCCACAAGCAGATGGTACTCTGAAAGAGAACACTTATACTCATTGGAACCAAATCAACCCTGCTTTCCCTAACATCAAGATCGAAGTACTTGGACCTCCACCATCAAGTGGAACAAGAGATGCTTGGGTAGAGCTTGTTATGGAAAAAGGTTGTAAGACTTTTGATTGGGTAAAAGCTATGAAGAAGAAAGACAAGAAAGCATACAAAGGTATCTGTCACGGTATTCGTGAAGATGGTGCATACATTGAAGCAGGTGAGAACGATAACTTGATTATCCAAAAACTTGCTAACAATCCAAATGCTTTTGGAATCTTTGGTTATTCTTTCCTAGACCAAAACACAGACGTAATTAAAGGAACAGTGATTAACGGTATTGCTCCTACGTTTGATAGTATTGCTGATGGATCATATCCGGCAAGTAGAGCTTTATATGTTTATGCGAAAAAAGAACATATGGGCAAAATTGACGGTATGATTGAATTCATGGAATTATATCTATCAGACGAAATGGCTGGTGCTGATGGTTCTTTGGGTGATGCGGGACTTATTCCATTACCAAATAAAGAACTTGACAAAGTCAAGGCAGACGTGTTAAACTAAATCATAATAGGAGTGTGGCTTCGGCCACACTTCAATCTATGAGGTATTAAATGTTTATTTGGATAGGCCCAAAACAAAAACAATCTGGTCTAAATGAAGACCTATTAAAAAACTTTTTTAGGATTTGCAGTTGGATTACAATAGCAATAACGTTTTCCATTGTTGCGAGTCTTTCATACGAAACTATAAAATTCTTTACATATATAAATCCAGGAGACTTCTTTTTTAATACCACCTGGTCACCACAGACAGCCTTTAGAGCAGACAGTATAGGTAGCTCAGGGCAGTTTGGTATAGTGCCTTTGCTATGGGGTACATTGTTTATTACTTTTATTGCAGTATGTATAGCAGGTCCATTAGGATTATTATGTGCAATATTGACAGCAGAATATCTAAGTCCAAGACAAAGAACATTTGCTAAACCATTGTTAGAAATACTTGCAGGCATTCCAACAGTGGTATATGGATTCTTCGCCGCCATTGTTTTAGGCCCATGGTTAAGAAACAGTGGAGCAACACTAGGCTTGGATGTATCAACAGAGTCAGCACTGGCGGCTGGCATCGTCATGGGCATCATGATTATACCTCTCATCAGTAGTATTACAGATGATGTTATAAAGGCAGTACCAAGTGCTATACGAGATGGTGCAAGAGGATTAGGATCCACAAGAGAAGAAGCAATAATTAGAATTATATTACCTGCCGCCTTGCCAGGTATTGTTGCTGGGTTTATCATGGCAACTGCAAGAGCGATAGGTGAAACTATGATTGTAGTTATGGCCGCAGGATTGGCCGCAAGTCTTACAGTCAATCCACTTGAAGCAGTAACAACAGTCACAGTACAGATAGTAACACTATTAATAGGAGATCAAGAGTTTGATAGTGCAAAGACACTTTCAGCATTTGCTTTGGCGTTTACTTTATTTGTAATAACATTTATCCTTAATTGGATAGCATATAGGAATTATAAAAATGCAATCAATAGACTTAGACAGTAGACTAACAGGTAAAAGACGCAGAACACAAAAGGTATTAGAATATGCCTGTCGTGGAGCATTGGTTATTACTGCTCTGGTAATGATTGTATTCTTTACTGCTCTTGCTTACAGAGGCATAGGTGCTTTCAGTCAAACACAGATTGAAATAAATGTTACAAGTATTGAAAGCAGTAATAAGTCTACAATCAATCAGTCAATGTATAATTTGATGGAGGATCCAGATCGTAAGACCAAAAAGAGTTTAAGACAACTTGTAACACCAAATGCTTATTCTAAGATAGATATTACAGAAGTAGGAACATACGTTCTTGTTGCCCACACAGATGTAGATATGTATGTAAAGGGTGTGTATAACAAACTTGATGAAGTGCAACAATTAATAGTAGACGAGCTTATAGAACAAGGCAAGATATATCGAACATGGAACTGGGACTTCTGGACAGGTAGTGATAGTCGTAGTCCAGAGATAGCAGGTATATGGGGAGCAACCAAAGGAACACTTTATACAATAGGAATAGCTTTGCTATTTGCATTTCCTATTGGAGTAGGTTGTGCAACTCATATGGAAGAGTTTCCTAAACGTAAGGGTTCTGGCTGGCGTAGGTATAGAGACTTTATGGAAATAAACATTAACAACTTGGCCGCAGTACCTAGTATAGTATATGGTTTGCTAGGATTATCTTTGTTAATAAACTTGATTGGTTTGCCTCGTAGTGCAAGTTTAGTAGGTGGACTTACATTAGGTATATTAACATTACCAACAATAGTAATCGCGGCAAGAACGGCACTTAGAACTGTGCCACAACATATTAGAGATGCATCAAACGGATTAGGTGCCAGTAGATTGCAAACAACAATCTATCAAGTATTACCTGCGGCAATGCCAGGTATAATCACAGGCACTATAATAGGTATTGCAAGAGCTATAGGAGAGTCAGCACCATTGCTTATGATTGGTATGGTTGCATTTATACTTGTTCCTCCGGGTAGCATAATGGATCCAAGTACGAGTTTACCCGTACAGATCTACTTATGGGCAGACTCACCAGAAAGAGGATTTGCAGAGAAAACCAGTGCGGCTATCTTTGTACTATTAATAATATTAGTATTGCTTAATCTATTAGCAATCTGGTTAAGAAAGAGGTTTGAAATAAAATGGTAAGAGAAAGACTTGAACTAGACTCTAGTGCAAAAATAAATGTACGAGGTTTAAACATATGGTATGATGATCATCATGCTATTATTGACAATAACTTACAAATCCGTAAGAACAATGTTACAGCTCTTATTGGTCCTAGTGGCTGTGGCAAGAGTACTTTCCTTAGGGCTCTTAACAGAATGAACGACTTCATTGACGATTGCATTACAAAAGGATCAGTAGACATTGATGGTACAGATATCTATCGTACACAATATACAAATGTAAATAACCTGCGTAAATCAGTTGGTATGGTATTTCAAAAGCCTAATCCTTTTCCTAAAAGCATTTACGAAAACATAGCATATGGTCCTAAGCTACATCAAATGTATAAAACAAAGGAAGATCTAGATGCCATCGTTGAAGACAGTCTAAAAAAAGCAAACCTTTGGAAAGAAGTAAAAGATAGACTACATGATAACGCATTTGAATTGAGTGGTGGACAACAACAGAGATTATGTATTGCTCGTTCACTATCAGTTGATCCACAGATACTATTGTTGGACGAACCATGTTCAGCACTTGATCCTATATCAACTAATGCGATAGAAGAACTTATACTTGAACTTAAAAAGAATTATACCATAGTCATGGTTACTCATAATATGCAACAAGCCAAAAGGATAAGTGATACGACTGCATACTTCCATATGGGCGAGATAGTAGAAGTAGGATCTACTAAAAAGATATTTGATAATCCTAATCATAGAAAAACAAAAGCATACGTAAGCGGAGACTTTGGTTAATCTTTTAAACACCTTTAGAACTCTAGTGTCATTACTCTTAAATAATTTATATGGCACTGGAGAAAAAAGTCTGGCTAAAATTAAAACGTAAGTCACCTAAGGTGCCGGACATAACTTGCCCCATCATTGATGATGTAATAGCTCGTTTAGAAAAGCTAGAGTCAAATCAAAAAACACTTACAGAATATCAACTCAACGTAATGAAACGTAGAATGGAACGTTTACGTACAGACAATGAACTGTTACGTGAGGGTGGTGAGTATTGGTATCAGTTATGTAAGAAGTGGCTAAAGCCTTAATCTTATTCATATTACGTTCATCTTCTAAATGATATATATTATTAGTACTTTTTTGTACTGTGGACCGCGGTCACGAGACAACCGGCACGTAACTCTAACTTGGAGAAACACGATGCATTGGACTACTCCACAAATCGTAGAGGTACCTGTAGGATTAGAAATTAATTCTTATGCCTGTGCAGAAATATAGGTTGACATTATATTATTAAGATAATATACTATAATTTTAACTTGGAGCCAACCTTAGGGAAGGCTCCTTTTTTTATGAAAGGCATATGAATGAAAACATACGCATTAGAATTTGTATTGTTTGGCTGGATAGCTTACAATATAGCAATTGAAATAGTAAGTTGGTTTGACAAGGAAGACGAAATACAGGCACCGCCTGCTATTGAATCTACTCCTGCTTATGAAATATTAGAAAGTGGAACTGACTTTCCTATAGAAAAAAATGTGGCGGGTTAATTACCCGCACACACTTTAGATATTGTCTTTGTTTGGTACTATAGAACCGTTACCAAATAAATCTACTGCTTTCCAAGATGAGTATATCTTCCACCCTGGTACCTTAGGATCTGCATCACGCATTCCTAAAAGAAAAACCTTGTCTGAAGCTACCTTGGCCGCTTTGATAAGTTCTTTATCTTCCTTATCTTTCATCTTCCAACGATACTGTCTGATTGACTTGTAAAGTAAGTCGTGTATGATTGCCGCTCTAGCCACATCGAAAGGAGCAATAAAGGCCCACATAGCTCTCGGCACTGATGCTAAATCTGTTACGAACCCTGTTGGTACTGTTATTGTTTCTGTTTTGTTAGTATCGCGTTTTACTTTGACACCAACACCTTTTAATGCTTTGATTTCTTCAACTGTAAGGTCTGAGGTTGTGTATGACAAATCTCTACCAAGAACCCACTTACGTGGTGGATTGAACTCTGCCATGATCTTGTTATTAAATGAACCCATATTACTTGCCCTCCATTGCAAGTGTATTTATGTGATCATATAATAAAGTATGGAGCGGGTAGTCAGAATCGAACTGACAGCATCAGCTTGGAAGGCTGAGGTATTACCACTATACGATACCCGCATCTGTGATTTATGTTACTTATAATACTATATAACAGTAGCAAGGTCAACCTGATTGTTGGACAATAATGATATTATAACACTAAATACAGTATAAGGGAACAGAGACCATGAGAAAACGTACAAGATCAATATTAGAAGAGCTGAATCAGATACATCGTACAACCAATAACGATGCTTTGATCCAATCCACAGGCAATAACCTGATTGAAAGTGCTATAAACCTATTGAATAGGATAGCAGAAAGCTATGATCAAGAAACTGCACAGGAATTGGAAAGACGTTTTATCAACAGTATTAGAAGTGGAGACCCTAGAAAATTTAAACGTGGTGTAGATAAAATTATAGAATCCAAGCAAAAGGATGACGACAATGCAAATTCTTAATGAGGGCGGTAACGTATTCAAAACACCAGATGGTGCTGAAGCAACACAAAGAATAAACAAAGCTGATGTAGAGCCTACTCTTAAATGGCTTGAAAAAATCACAGGACTTGATCATGTAAACTTTATGCTAGGTAGCACAGGTATCAAACCTACCAGTGGTGATTTAGATGTTGCAGTTGACAAAGAGAAAGTTGACAAGAATGGTTTAGTAGCAAAACTAAAAGCATGGAAAGATAAGAACGCACCCAACGATGATGATAGAGCCTGGATAGCAAAGACAGGTATTAGTGTACATTTCAAAACTCCTATACTTGGTGATCCTAAGAGAGGATATGTACAAACGGATTTAATGTTTGGTGATCCTAAATTTATGCAGTTTGCCCTACGTGGTGCGGCTGACAGTGAGTTTAAAGGACAACACAGAATGATCATGATAGCCAGTATTGCAAAAGCACAAGGATATAAATGGTCACCAACAAACGGATTAGTAGATAGAATTACTAACGAACCTGTAACTAAAGATCCTGGCGAAGTAGCTAAAACTTTATTAGGCGATGGTGCAACTGCTGATGATATGAGAAGTGTTGAAACTATCAATGCAAAAATTAAAACAGATCCTAACTATGAGAATCTAGTTAAAGATGCAAAAGACTACTTTGAAAAAGAAGGACTTCAGTTACCGTAATGAAATTTAATGAATTCAATAATATTTTAAGAGAAGGTGCTCGTATCGACCACGCAGAAGATATTATCTTTTGGGAAGGTAGTAGAGGTGCCAAACGTGTTATTGATTCTATCATAGGATTAACTAAAGATACAAAAGCATTAACAATTAAATGGGACGGTTCCCCAGCAGTTATATTTGGCAGAGATGAGAAAGGTGACTTTGTGTTTACAGACAAGTCAGGCTTTGTTGCAAAAGGTTATGATGGTAAAGCCAAGTCAGCAGATGATATAGAAAAGATGTTGAAGGCTCGACCTGGATACAAAAGAGATCCAGAAGGATTTGGAAAGTTCGCAGGTAATATGAAATCAGTATTTCCTACGTTTGAAAAGGCAATACCAGAAGACCACAGAGGCTACTTCAAAGGCGATATGTTATATTTTAACAAACCGCAAGAAGATAACGGAGCATTTACTTTTAAACCGCAACTGGTTACCTATAAAGTTAAAGCAGACAGTGACATAGGTAAACGTGTTGCAACGTCCGAGGCAGGGGTTGTAATTCATAGAATTGTTGAGCCCGACGGCAGTGAAAAGCCATTGAGTGATTATGATATATTCCAAGGTAATAGTTTATTAGTGTTACCGCCAGTCACTGTACAACAACCACCACAAGTAGACATGAGTGGTATTAACAAGATTACTGCTATCGTTAATAAGAATGCGGCTGGCATTGATAACTTACTTGATAAAAATAAGTTGAAGTCAATGCAGTTGACTAACTTCTCAGACATATTATATAACTATGTAAATGTTAAGACAGATACAGGATTAGATAACTTAGGCAAAGACTTTATGCAATGGTTACAGAATAGTGCCGTTAGCAATAATAAGAAGGCAAAGATAACTGAGTATATCAAAACGAACATACAGGCCTTTACGGCTTTATGGAATATAGTTGAAGGTATAATGAATGTTAAGAACAACATTATAGATCAACTAGAAAAACAACCTGCTGATGTACAAGCATCAATAGGAGATAAACCAGGTGGAGAAGGATATGTACTAGCTCACCCAACTGGTGATATTAAATTTGTTAACCGTGCTGGCTTTAGTGCGGCGAACAGAGCAGTACAAAGATAGGAGATACAAATGAAAGCGACAGACTTTATAAAAGAAATCGATGCTGATGATCAAGATGCTATCGATTCCTTAAAGAAAGCATTAGACCCAGCAGACGATGATGAAGCTGGAATGGACAAAGAGTTCAAGAAAGAACCAATGATTATGCAATTAGGAAAAGTGCTAGACAGCAGAGGAAATCCTAATCCAATCAAACACGTTGTAAGTGATAGTGGTAAGAAGTATGAGATCAATCCACAACAAGCACAAACATTAAAGATGATGCTAACTACAGACGCAGTTAAGCCAGATGTAAAAAGACAATTTACAACTGACGTACAAAACGATGAAGTGTTAGGCATGATGTTAAAAGCAAAAGATCAAAAAGAAATGATCGGAATGTTTAAAGCGGCTTACATGGGTGACGGTGGAAACAAAGAAAGATCAGCTTATACAAGTTAAGGAATAAGTTAATGGAACTAGAGTTTTTAGAAGAGCTGTACGAAGCAAGAATGACCCGTAATTCGGGTGACAATGCAAAGTTGACCTACAACGATTGCTGTGAAAGACTTTATCTAAGTCTACTTGTTCTTGAGCTTCTTAGAAAGCATCCAAAGTTTGTACCAGCCGCAAAGGCTTATGCAAAAGCAACTAAAGGCGTAAACTATAAACGTTTTCAGATGCATGGTACTGACTTACATAACTTCATTTACTTTGTTAATGGAGATGATGAAGCTCTTGCAAAACTAAAGGATCCTGATACTGCTAGAATGGTAGCAAGAAAAACTACACTACCAGCTATGGCAATCAATAGATATCTTACAACACTTTCAAGTGGCATGAGTTCACAGACTAGTGAAACGTTTATGAGTATTGAATCAGCATTACGTATCTCCAATGCTGATTACAAAGCTATTCGTAGACAGCTTACTAACTACAATGGACTAGCAACATACGATAAGAAAAAACTTGCAACAAGATTAGTATTGGCTGTTAGAGCAAAATTAAGAAGCAGTGATATAATTAGATTCTTAGAAGAACTTGTAGCTGAAAGAGATTTAGAAACAAGTTCAGTAAAAGATAACGAACCAACTATTAGTGTACCGGATCTTTCTACAAGCGGTAAGGAATTATCTTTGTATAGATACCTAGTTGGTGCAAGAAATTTAGTAGGTACTAAAAAGTTTTTAGAACTTGCAAAGAACGGTCAAAGCATTCCTAGTACGTTTGTTAAACAATATATGCCTGCGGTAGAAATGATAGACGATATTGTAAAAGCAGGGCCAGGATACGTTCAAATGCTAAGATCTTTACAAAAACGAGCCAAACAACGCCGATAACTCCGGTTTTTTCCAAAATATTATAAATACTATTAACAATCACACAAGAGAAACGTGTGACAACCATTAGAAAATAGGAGAAATAAAATGGCTGGAGTAACAAGAGTAAACGGATTTGGCAACTACGTTGTTGGATCATACAGAAGCACAGCAAACATCGGTGCTTATCTATTAACAGTAAAAAATGCCTCTAACTCGGCAGTAGACATCAGAGCAGAAGACGATGCGGCTAACGAAGCTGTTGAGGCTATCATGATGGCAACTAATGCAATTGGTTCATCTTTCGCAGATGCTAACACAGGTGTAGCAACACTTTTAGTTGACGACACTCAGTGGGACGCGGCTTCTTTACAAGCGGCTGTAAGAGCACTTGGAACAACTGTTGGACCAAACAACATTGATGCAAGTGGATCAACTGTTGTTGCGGCAACTACTTTAACAGCGGCGTAATCCAAAGTTAATTAGTTAGTTACTGAAACTAATATAAAAGGGCGGTTCATTTATTGTTCCGCCCTTTTTTTATGACTATAAGTATGAGTATGAACTTTGAGATTGCTACATTAATAGACATAACTCAGACTAACCAAACCAAGTTTCGTTCAGAGGATAGACAAGCTATCAATCAACAAGCAAATTGGAACACATTCTTGCAGGTTATAGGTTTGAGATCTAACCCATACTTTGATAGTGCTCCAAGCTGTAATGAAGGTATTGATATATCCAACAGCGAGTTTGGTTCAGACTACACAGGCAAACAAAAGGTTTGGTACTTTAAGTTTAGCATTGAACAAGAAGGTGCGTTAAGTGTAGACTTCCTCAAAGACGACTTTGATCTAGTACCAGTAATAGCAGGACTAACTGAAAGCATTAAAATAAATAACAATGCGTTTAGATGCAAAGACGATGCTACACGTAATATTATCTTTAAATTAGTAGATAATAACCAAGATGGTACTGTATAAATACTAACATAAGGCAAACATTACATCTAACACAGGCGATTTGATTATAGGCCCCTTCCACGATAAAATAAGGAATGGAGAGATATTGAGATGGCAAGAGCCACAAAATTAGAAAAAGAAAGTCTAGAAGCACACGTAGACTTATGCGAACAAAGATATAACAACTTAGAGCTTCGTCTGAGTAAGATAGAAACTAAGGTTGAGCATATCCACGCCGATATTACGAACAATAACAAGTCAATGACAAAGGTGTTAATAGGTGCAACAGGTACTATTATAGCTGGACTACTTTCAACAATCGTTGTAATTTTAATAAACATCAACTAATCCAAACCAAAACACTTCCCCAAACACATAGATAAATACACGTATGCTGGTACGTGAAATATATGAACAGATAGATGAAAAGCAGATATGGGCTCGATCTGGTAAAAAGGTCGTGCGTAAGTATCGTTGCACAGCAGGTAGACGCAAAGGGCGTATTGTTAAACAAATGGCACAATGCTTCGCGGCACCTGATATGAAAGCACGTCTAACTATGAAAAGAACCAGAGCAAGGGTAGGTGCTAGAATGATGCGTAAAGCACGTAGAACCAAACGTACAAATCCTGCTTCACGTAGAGTACAAGCATTGAATAAAGCTGGAAGAAGATAATGAAGATCAACGAGATCATGACAGAGTCTATCAAGGAAGGTGTTATTCAGATCTGGGGCAGAAACAAGGGTAAACTTGTTCGTAAGTACAGATGTACATCTGGATCACGTAAGGGCAGAATTGTAGCACAACCGTCAACCTGTAACGCACAGAAGAGGGTTGGTAGTGCAATAAATATAAAGAGAGCTAAGGCACGTAGAGGTAGTGTAATGAAAGTTAAGTCCGGCCGTATTAAAAGAGCTGGAGGATTAACAAAAAGACTTACAACTGCTAACAAGCCACAAACGCAAAAACGTTATAAGAAGGCTCCAGCAAGACGAAAGAAATTTAAAACAGGAAGAAGAAAGAAAAGCTAATGAGAGCAAAAGACTTTACAAAGCCAGTTGAAAAACAAGAAGTAGTCGAAGTCGTTCCAGCTATTGGAGCCGCACTAGGACGTGTGGGTGCAAAGATGGGAACAGCGGCCGCTAAGGCAGGAGTTAAAGCAGGAGCTCAATTAGGTAAGGTTGGCATGAACAAAGCCAAGGGCATAGGCCAAGCGGCAGTGAAAGCCGTACAAAAAGCACAAGACAAAGTTTCAAAAGCAATCCTTAAAAAAGGATCGCAATTAGCAATACCTACTCAAGGTGGAAAGGAAACTGAATTCGATATTGACGATGTAAAAGGCGATCAAGTAACATTAAAAAATCCAGAAGCAAAACCTGGAGAGCCACAAGCATTCGTATATAATAAAAAAGAACTAGATCAAATAGTCAAACAAAAAGCTGACAAGGCCACAGGAGGAACTAATCCGATGGCAGGTAAGGTAGTATAATGAAAATAAATGATCTATTAGGTGAATTCAGTATTCAAACAAGTAATGAGGAAAAGGAAGTACTTGCAAAAGTACAACAACCTATTCCATTTCATGCTTTCCCAGAGAGAGAACAATTCGTTATCGAAGGACTTATTAGAAAAGCTCTAATAACTAAAGTTAATCGTAACGGAATGACAGTGGTAATTGCTAATGAATCCCAATAAACTACAAAAAGACCTAGACGAAATTATGGAGAGTGGACTCAAGAGAGTTCATATGCCGTATGTGAAAGGTAAGGGCAAGTCAGTACGTATTAAGAACACGATATTTAGAGAGTCCAAAAAAGAAGGTGGATATCTAATATTTGATGTAGCAACACATAAGCGAGTAGCTACAACTTTTAGTAAACGTGGAGCAATAGCATTGGCCAAAGCAAGAGCTAGAAATGACGAGTATACCCAAAAAACTGTGCTAGATTTAGATCAAAAGCTGGGTAAACACTATATGGATAGCATATTCCACAAGCATACTATAGAGTCTACAGACGATGAATTCCGTAGAGACGCCGCAGAAATGCGTTTTGAACTGGCAAAAGACCATACTTGGTCGTATATCTGCCAATTAGACGAGTATATCTTTGACGATTGAAGATAAATAACTATAACGATAGGAACAAGTACTATGAAAATAAATGAACTTAAAATTGTATCAGCTAAAGACTTAAATGAGTCACTAGCTAAAACATTCGGAACTAAACTTCGTTTAGAAGATTTTACTAACGAGCAACTAGAAGATGCACGTAACAAGTTACGTACACAATTAAGCCAAGTTGAAACCAACGAAAGCTTCGATACAGTTCATAAAAGCGATGCATACCAAAAAGGTAGAATGTTCCTAGACGTTATCAACCAAGAAATTGCAGAGAGAACAAAGATTGCTGAAAAGGCCAAGCCAGACTTCTTAGACATAGATAAAGATGGCGACAAGAAAGAGCCTATGAAAAAAGCCGCAGACGAAAAAGGCGATGATAAAAAAGATGATTCAAAAGGCTTATCTGCAAAACAAAAGAAATTACCAGCAGGCTTACAAAAGGCTATTGCTAAGAAAAACGAAGACGTTGTAAAAGAAGGTGCTGAAGAGTCAGCAACTTTAGTTATGGCGGCGAAAGACATGGTTGACAGAGTTACAGGCTGGATGGAAGATACAGCAGAAATGCAAACTGAATCAATGCTAGAATTAGGCGACAAGATCAGAGACGAGATGGGTTCTGAACAATCAGAGCAATTCATCAATACTGTAAAACCAGCATTAGAAAATTTATACACAGTTTTTGAAACTACAAGAGAAGCACTATCCGGTGGCGTAGCCATTGTTACAGGCGAAGGCGCTCCAGAACCAATTGGTGCAGATCCAGAAGCTCCAGCAGAAGATCCTGAAGCTGAAATGGAACCAACAGTTGATGCGGACGCAGGTGCTGAAGAACCAGTAGCAGATGAGTTTGGTGCAAGTGAACCAGCAACAGGCGGTGAAGAAGTAGCGGATAGAGAAAAACGAGAATCCGTAGAACGCAGTAGAAGATTAGGTCAGTTACTAACTGACTCAAAAAAAAAGGCTCCAGTAAAGTAACTGAGGCTACAAATTCCAAACAAGCACTCGTACAAATATTTAGAAATCAGATAGGTAGTGCTGATTCTCAAGAACAGTCTGCCTATCTATCATTCGAAGCAATCAACCAATTAATGAAAAATATGGATCAACAACAGTTTGATTA